GGTTCGCCTGATGCAGACTTGCTTGATGAACTGTCCACACTGGTTTCACGCTCTCGCGATTTAGCGAGAAACCATGGCGTCGCCGCCGGGGCAATCCAAACGCTCGTGGACAATGTTGTAGGCACTGGCCTGCGACTATCGGCATTACCGGATTACAAAGCCCTGGGCAAAGATAAAGATTGGGCCGACAGCTGGTCGAGAAAAACGGAGGCTATGTGGCGCAGTTGGGCTGAAACGACAGATTGTGATGCGGCGAGAAACCTTACCTTTAATGGGTTGACCACGCAGATGTTTCGCTCTGGTCTTATCAATGGCGAGGCACTCGCTTTGCCTCTTTGGCTTCCACAGCGAAACCAGACTTTCGCTACAACGATTCAGGTAGTCGAACCAGATCGTTTAGGGAATCCAAATGACCGACTTAATGACAGGAAAATACGCGGTGGCATCGAGGTCGATGTTTACGGCGCTCCCTTAGCTTACTGGATCGCTAAAACCCATCCGGGTGACCAGTTGCTTGGTGTTGCTGGCCATAGTCAGGAGTTTGAGAGAATTCCAGCGAGAACGCGATTCGGGCGACAACGTGTTATCCATGTGCACGACAAAGAACGTACCGGGCAGAATCGAGGAAAACCGATTTTTACCAGCATCATGCCGCTTTTTAAAATGCTCGATCATTACGAGCGCTCCGAAATGCAGGCGGCAGTTGTGAATGCCATGATCGCTGCATTTATTGAAACTCCTTTAGATGGTGAATCAATCAGCGAAATGTTTGGCGGTTCCGCAGAGGACTACATGGCTGCTCGTAATGAGTGGCAAGTCAAGCTTCAAGGCGGTGCTGTCATTCCAATATTTCCGGGGGATAAAGTCGCGCCATTCACACCGAGTCGTCCGAACTCGGCTTACAGCAGTTTTGTTGAAAATATCCTGAGGCATATTGGAACGGGTTTAAATTTGCCTTTCGAATTGCTGATGAAGGATTTTTCAAAAACGAATTATTCGTCAGCTCGTGCTGCACTCATGGAAGCTTGGCGGTATTTCATCGGCCGACGTCATTGGCTGGCAACTTATTGGGCGAAGCCCGTTTACGAGCTATGGCTTGAGGAAGCAATCAACAAAGGCTTGATCGAAGCACCAGGCTTTTACCAAAACAAAGCTTTGTGGTGTCGATGTAAATGGATTGGTCCTGGTCGGGGTTGGATCGACCCTGTTAAGGAAGCTAAAGCATCAAAAATACGCTTGGAAACCGGCCTTTCGACGCTGGAAGATGAATGCGCTACCCAAGGTTTAGATTGGGAAGAAGTGCTCGAGCAACGAGCAAGGGAACAAGCCAAGATGCGAGAACTGGGTTTAAACACGGAGACGTCTCAATACGTTTCTCCAACTGCAGAGGATAGTCAATGACAAAATTGCAGGATAGAAATTTTGCACAGCCGAAGGCTGCCCGTCAGGGTGCAGCACAGGGAGGTGCTGCATGAAATTTTGGAATCATGCAGCCGGTGAACCCTGGGCCATTACCGAGACTGCTCTTAACAACATATTAACGATTGCTTCACGCCAAAACGAATCTATCGAGGCGGTGTCTGCGAAGCTAGGACGGGATTTAGATAATACCTATGTTACTGAAGTTCGCGACGGAGTCGCTGTCATTCCCGTTGTTGGCCCGCTGTTTCGATATGCAAACTTATTCACCGCAATCAGTGGTGCTTCGAGCTATGAGGTTTTGGCTAAGGATTTTAATTCAGCCCTAGAAAATTCCGATGTGCATAGCATTGTTTTAGATATCGACTCGCCGGGAGGCGAAGTCAATGGCTGTGCTGAATTTGCCAACATGATCTATGAGTCGAGAGGTACGAAACCCATCATTGCTTATGCATCGGGTGATGCTGCTTCGGGTGCGTATTGGATAGCTTCGGCCTGCGATCAAATCATTGCCTCTGAAACTTCATTACTGGGTTCCATTGGCGTTGTCGCCGTGTATCGAGACAGTAACGATCAGAGTGTGCTTGAAATTGTGTCATCACAAAGCCCATACAAGCGCTTAGATCCGAACAGCGATGACGGTAAATCCCGGCTTCAATCTCGAATTGATGACTTGGCATCAGTCTTTATTGATTCGATAGCGAAACATCGCGGTGTTGATCCACCCACCGTTTTAAAAGAGTTTGGTGGCGGCGATGTCTTTGTCGGCAAAAACGCCATCCGTTCAGGGCTTGCTGATGATGTAGGAAGTCTTGAAAACATTATTCAACAGCAAATCAACAACCAGAACCCCGCCAAGTTGCGGGGTTCTTCTTTTCTAGCACTTGAGGACAGCATGATGACTGACAAAACCCGCAAGACTGAGGATGCTGAGAGCCATACCCTCAGTCTGGAAACATTAAAAGCAAATTACCCGCAATTGGTAGAAGCCATTCAAAGCGAGACCGCTGCTTCAACCCAACAACAGGCTGCACAGCAAGGCATTCAGCAGGAACGTGAGCGCATTGGCGAGATTGTTTCATCCGAAGCGGCTAAAGGAAGAGAGCAATTGGCTCAGCACTTAGCATTCTCTACGGACATGACGGTCGATATGGCTCTGGCCACGCTGAACGCGTCACCGGTCAAAACCGAGGCACCTTCTACGGCGACGAATACGGGTTTTGAGCAAGTCATGGCAACGGTTAACAACCCTGCGATCGAACCTGATGCTCCTGAACAAGAAACAGATGATGCAGAAGCAGTCGCCAAGCGTATCGCCCAATTTTCAAATGGAGGCGCCGTATGAGTTTGCCCGGAATAGCTGAAGGATTTACGGACCAAGGAAGTCTGGCTCACGACAACCTCATCGCCGGTGAGTTTCCTCGTATCGCGCGTGTCGTCACTATCACTGGTGGAGCAACATTGCCTGCAGGATCAGTGCTCGGCCGAGTAGCCGCATCAGGTGCTTATGCCCTGAGTGACGCAGGTGAAAATGATGGATCAGAAGAGCCGGATGCAATTTTGGCTCACGATACTGATGCGTCATTGGATGATGTTCAGGCTCACGTTTACCTTGCCGGTGAGTTTAATGCAGATGCATTGACGATCGGTCCCGGACATTCACCCGCATCGGTCTCGATTGCTTTTCGAGAGCGATCAATTTTTCTTCGCAGCAATCAAGCTTAACTAGCAATAGGATTCTTTCATGGATATTTTTTCTACTCACGTGCTCAACCGTGTGGTTGAGCATTTGGATCGTCCAGCATCCTTTTTGCTGGATACCTTCTTCGCATCAATACAGACAGAAGAAAGTGAAGAAATTCACTTTGATATTGATAAATCAAAACCCCGTTTGGTGCCTTTTGTTTCGCCTCTGGTTGAAGGCAAAGTGGTTGCCACTGAAGGGTTTGAAACCCGTAGCTTTAAACCAGCCTATGTAAAAGATAAACGTCGCTTTGATCCTAATGCCCCGTTGAAGCGCCAAATTGGCGAAACCATTGGCGGTAACCTAAAAGCGATGGATCGTCGCGAAGCGGCATTGAATCGCTCACTGACTAATCAGGTTGAAAACCTTACTCGCCGAGAGGAGGTTATGGCAGCTGAGGCGTTAAGAACGGGCAAGATCACTGTAACAGGCGAAGACTACCCAACGCAGGTGATCGATTTTCAGCGTGACCCTGCTTTGACACAAGCGCTAACAGGCGCGACTCGCTGGGGAGAAACCGGCGTTAAAGTACTCGATGATATTGA